GGCGGGGCTTTCACCCGCCTGCTTTTTACTACTCCTTGCTAACAAGTTTTAGTATTGCTAGTGCCAGTACCAGTGGCGTTAACGCATTTGCTAAACTTGTTAGCTTTTCTATTATGTCCACTTTTATCACCTCCTTACATTTTCATTATACCCTATATCGTGTATGAAAGCAAGTATTTATTTTGATTTTTACAAACAAAAATAGAGCCTACCAACGTAGATTTAATCTAGGTTAGTAGGCTCTTTTGTTTATAGTTGCGTGTATCCACCATTACACGCTATGGAGATGTATAGATCACCTCTCATTCATCGATGTATTACCACTCCAATGATTGCCCCCGCTCCTACCATCTGAGATAGGTTGCGTTGCATCTTGAGTCTCTTGATTGTTCGATTGTCTTTCTCTACTTTCTCTTTCAACTCTGTCAAAGAGTTCTGCATTTCGTTTAAGGTAATCTCTTGCTTTAGAGATACTTCCTTGGCTGTCATCAATGTAGTTGTTAATTTGTCGATTGTATTCCTTGCTTCTATCAATTCTTGTTGCTGCTTCATGACTAAGCTCTGTGCTTCGGTCAATGGAATACTGGATGCTTCGATTGAGCTCAAGGCTTTCTCGTTGTTTCTCTTGAGCTCGTTCCACTGCGTTAATGGTACGCTGATAGTCGGTTCCGCTTGGCTGGTAGAAGATATATCCGATGCAAAGGCAGATGATGAGCCCAATACCACCGATAATAATATAGCGGTAAGTAGGGTTATTAAATAATACTTTGATTTTGTCATACATTATACCCCTCCTGCGTAGTCAGTAATTCCCCTAGCAATAGCACGTATGATAGTGTCTAAATCATTAGTTAGCATAGCATGGTCTTCTTCATTATCAATGAATGCCATTTCAACTAATACAGCAGTTGCATCTGTACCATTTAGCACCCAAAGGTCATCACGTTTTTTAACACCACGATCAACTGTATTAATGCTTCTGATAATTTGACTTTGAATGTCGTTTGCTAGTCGTTGCCCATTAAAGGACTTATACAAAGTTTCTGTACCTCGAGCTTGCGTATTAAAAGCGTTGCAGTGAAGAGATACAAAGATATCTGCGCCCCAAGCATCAGATTCAGAACATACTAGCCCTAAATCATCATCTTGTAGAGTACGAACTTCACACCCTGCTGTTTCCAAATAGCGTGCTAACATCTTGCCTGCATCACGGGCCACATCACATTCACGTGTACCATACACAGGATTGACCGCTCCACTATCTAAATTAATATCATGTCCGGGATTAATAAATACTTTCATCGTTTATCCTCCTCTTCTAATTTATCAGGAATACCATTATTATTTTTGTCTAACCAAAGTCCTAAGAAACCTACAACAGCCATTAATACGCTAGGGATGAATATATGATCTATGATATTAATCCCTACATTAATCAGTTTGTTCATATCATCAGAAACATACCCTTGAATAAATACCATAATGTACTCAACCACTACTAACAAAATAGGTACTAGCATTGTTAGTACTAGTACCCTTGTAGCAAGAACCCCTGTAGGGTGAATGTTGGCCACCCTTACAGATTGATATGATTTTTTGATTCGATTAATGATAGCGAACTTATCCATTACCCCTCCATGCTTTTATAATTTCAATCGTATATTGAAATATCTTACCGATGTCGATTAGGTCATCTTCAACCATTTCACGTAGGTTTTCTATAATCGACCAACACTCTGCGAAGAATGGTATCAGCATAAATGCATAAGAGAATATATGGTCTAAGAATAAATCGGTATTTGGAATAGGAATATCAGGTAATGAAATAAATACAATGGATAGTATCATCCATGCTGGATATTGTATGCATAGTTTCTTTAATAAATCACCTCTAAGGCGCTCACTCATTAAATATCTACGCCGTTTGCCTGTGGCTTTATCAACATACTGACCTTTTCCCCAACCATACCAGGTTAGCGTTGTTAGTAATGTAATAGGATTATTAGGCCTGTGATTATCCTTGTTATACCGCAATACTTCTGCAGCAATTCGTTGTATAGTGTCCACGAATAACAATGTAGTAGTTAGTATAATCACTACTCCCATACTAACTAAATGTTCATGCGATACCCCACTTATGAGCATGATTAAAATATCATTAAGAATATCCATTCACTCCCCCCATGCCCTTATGGTTCTTCATCTAAAGCCATTAAATCATTGTGCACACATCCTTCTGTTGGACATGTACCGTCTTCGTTCAAAGTCGCCCAACAGTATTCACAAAAGTGCATCACTGGTACATCAGATTTGATTTCGTAGTTATCCATTATTTGACCTCCTTGATCTTAGCTACCATTTCGTCATTGAGTTTCTTAAATTGTTCTTGTAAATCATCATATGGCACATTAGCCAACCGTCTGCGTAGTAATGCTTGGTCTAGCGTTGCAAATCGTTCGTCATAATACTTACGGATTTGTGCAATACGTTCCGCTTTTGTCGGTTCATATACTGTTACAGGAATATCAACGAATAAACCATTTACATATGCTTTGCCATTTAAAAATTCATCAAGCATAGCATCATTACCATATATATAACTATTAGCAGTAGGATACTGTTCCTTTGCTTGTTTCAGCAATGTTTCTTCTCCTACTGGTTCTAACATATTATCTACAATTGATGTAATGCGTTTCCCTTCCGCATCAAGTACATGGATATAATTATTCATATATACCTCCTATTTAATGAAAGGATATAACAATGAATAGCACTATTAAGCACTATCCAAGAAATGTGTATCTTCGCATGCACCGAAAAAGTGCATGTGTCGAAACGTTTAAAAGTTTGTACGAAAAATGGCTGCCTACTCGCATTGAGATTGTGAGTAAATCAGCCATCGAATCATATCGCATTGCCTATGATCATATTCAATCAATTGCTAATATTCCTATTAACTTAATTAAATATTCTGATATGCAATGCGTTATTGATAATATGAGAGATAATGGTCTTTCCTATGCATCTGCCAAGAAGGTGCGTACATTACTTTCATTATTATCTAAATATGCAATTGTTAATGATATTGATATTAAAGATTATACTTCCTTCCTAAACCTTGGCCATGATGTTAGCGTATATCCCCATAAGCCATTCACTCGTCAACAAATTAACCGATTGTGGTGTCTTGATACTTCCGATACATATGGCATTTTAATACTCCTATATACAGGAATGAGATGTGGCGAATCTAACAATACTAACTTCAATAATTCATTAGATCATCCGTGTGTTGTAATAGCTAAAACGTCAACAGCATTTAAGGTACAAATAGATGATTATATGACAGGGATAAGCTGGATATGCGTAGGAATATGCTAACCAATGGGGATATGGAAACCAAAACTATGAAGATTTGACTACCAGTAAAAAGGCCTATCATTGCAAATTGCCTATATCTTTTGAACACGGGATATTGTTTGCGAGCGGTCAAACTGAGACAAACGACAAAGTTAACCATTATACATTTGTTAATATAGCTCATGCACCTAAAGAATCGACAAAAGAAGAGGCAGTCTTTTATACATGGATTGACTGGGATTGGTCATATGTACAGTTTCGATTAGCGTGGATGGCATTCGGTTATTAGGTTGAAATACCAAACGAAAACACACTACATTTAATATTTGGATACTTAAATACAGTATCATTCGTGAACCATACTTTGAATTTTAATTGGTCGTATTCGGTTATTAAATTCCAATCTGCTTCACGTGGATTTTTGTATTCGGCCTTAGCAAAAAAGCAGGTAGAATAAGGAATTATCCAATTATGATATTGTCCATCTTCGCCGCTTACTCCCCATTGGATAGTGAATCCATTGGCAAATTTAACAAACCCATTCTCCTCAAGCCTTTGGGCCACGATGCCGCCCATTCCAAGAAGATTTTTTATATCCTTCAATGTAGCAACTGGATTTTCTTGCCAGTTAGTCGCACCAAGGATTTTTGCAATCATTGCAGTAATCGCTGGATGAGATGAAATATCTGTGTTATGAGTTGCTAATTCAGTTTTTACTTTTTGTAAAAGTCCACCATGTGCATCAGGATCTGTATTATGCTTAGTCAACTCACCTTTTGTTACATATGTATCATCACTTGTTACAAATGTAACATTTGTTGCGTTTCCAATCTTTGTTCTGATGTTATAAATTTCAGCATTAATTGGTGTGTTCTTATCTGGCATTAACCCTACATTATTACCACCATTAGAATACGAGTATAAAACCTCTTCACCATCACCGCATTTTGCGAACAAGCCTACTTCTTTTGGAAAAAATGAATGTTCAAGTGTCTTATTTGACAATACCGCTT